GATCCTTATCATGAAAATTAATTGTAGCATCATCCGGAACGCTTCCAGCGCCGGTAAAAAGGGGAGACATGATATCCCAGTTATATCCGATCATGTCTCCGGATTCACCTATCATATATCTGGTCGTATTTGGCTGGATATTACATACAATACCTACGGTTACCAGGGTTCCTTCAGTGTAGATCCCAAGAGAGTTAGTTGTTCCGGCCCCGTAATAACTTATAGTTGCTGTATGCGGATATCTTTTTATTACCATATTGCAGCTCCGTCAACCGTTGCAACGTTCACGCCATACTTTCGTTCTATTGCCCTGGCCATCGCAATCAACTGTACCGGATTGTATTTTATGCTTGTTTTGCCGTCTCTAAATTCCGGATGTGCAGCCAGGGTAAAATAGAGAGATGCAGCAGCTAAATCTATATTTTTTTCATTAGCTGCTGTATATGTATCTCCGGACGTAATACCTTTATCCAGAAGTATTTTTTCTAACAGATTGTCATTGCTGTATTCGGTTTGCGACTGCAGCGCTTCCAGATTAGTCATCTATATAGCTCCTTATTTTTTAGGTATTCCAGGTAGTTGCATGTTCGGTATCTAAAGACATTACTCTATCTATAGTCGGCCAGCTTAGAAACGCATTCAATTCGCCTTTGGTATATTCAGCTACTGGATCAACGTCAGACCATTTAGAAATTAATATTGGTCCCTTTTTAGCTTGTAATACTTGTTTGGGTGGGTTGGTTTCTTCAGCTATTGGTCCGTAAAGCATATCTCCACATTTCAAATCTTCCAGGAATGTTACAAAACGGTCTGTAGAATTTAACCACGGGTCAACATTTGATATTACATGGCCTACAGATTCATAAGCTACTCTTGTATCAATTACAATTATCTGCGGAAGTCCTTCTGAACGTAATGCTTCATTGGCTACCGACAGGTTCGGAGCTCTCTTTACTTTTGATCCACCATATAAAGCAAAAGGAACTATAAAGTTTTGAACTTCGGTAGATTTTCTAAACTCTTGCCATTTAGTTAGATTCATTACCGCATATTTAGGTTTTATTCCAAGCCCGGCAGCGGCAGTCATAACAGTCTCAAAATCGGTTATAGGTGTAGTCGTACCTACTGCAGCAGTCCACACAACAGCACAAACCTGTTTGTTCCCGACATCCTGAGAAGGAAGCCCAAAATCGATATCTTCTTCGGTTACAACTCCACCGGCATTAGTGGTTTTAGAGAGTGTTATTGTTCCTTTAGATAATGCCTGAAATACCATCCATTCCAGTCGAGCATTTACACCGTCTACACAGGAATCTACATCTCCAAAAATAAGATCGAGTAGTGCTTTCTGTTCCGGTTTGGCCATCGCTTTCATAATATTATAAGTGTTAAGATCCGTTTCAGTCATTTTCTTTTTCATTCTAATAGCAGGGATATCTCCACTTAATTTACTTACAGTCTTTCTGGTCTTTAACGGAGCAGATACGTCATAAGCAACTACATCAGCAGCTACTCTGTTACCTTTGCTTCCTATCAAGGTTTCGTAACTAAGATATGGTGTCGATTTTAAAGGAAAAAAGGTAGGCCAATATAGTTTGTCAAATACACGAGCATTCAAATATGCTTGCATGTTTTTCTTATTTATTGCTGATTTTAATAATGAATATTCCATTATTTATTCACCTCTTAATTATTTATTTTTGTTATTAATTTTTTTATGCAAATCTTATTCTGTCAGTAAGAGAAGTTTTATCTGCTGCGGTTACAAAATAAGGTAGCTCAGATTCATCGACCGTACCTCTGACCACGGCGCCCGCAAAAATATTGTCAAGTAAAGTTGTGACTCCGTCTTTTCTTATTTGTATGGTATTCCGCAGGATAGCGTTAGGGAAATACTTCTGTACTGATGCTGCTTGTGCCGCTGCTTGAAACAATGTTGCTCCACTTGCCATAGCTCCAGCTGCAATCGTACCGTTAACAACAATAGCAGCCGATACCGATCCTTCGGTTATATACAAGATACTTGCAGAACTATCACCTGTTCTATAACAAAGGGCATCTCCAACTTTAAATTCATGCGGGTTGTCTATATAAAACAAAGTCGCGCCAGTGTCCCCTAAAACAGCATGAGCAAGTCTCGCATTTTTAACCAAGTTAACTAATCCTACGCTAGCAGCAGAAACATTTAAGAGTGCTCCCTTTTTTATTTCTGTGGTCACGGTTTTGAATCTGTTAGTCTTTACAGTCACTCCGCCGGGAATATCTTCTAATATTTTCAAAAATACAGGATCATAAGTAGATCCGTCTTCACTTAATATTTGTAAACTCATTACATTCACCTCATTTAATTAATATTTAGGTTGTTTTTATTTCTTTTCCTTCTATAATTTCTTTTTCGTTAAACCCCTGAAAAGGTTGATCTTTGGATCCTTCATTTCTTTCTTTAGCATAAGTTTCGGCCTCTGTATCTCCTACAGATCCCGTTCCTTCACCTTTATTAGGTGCTCCACCTTCTTCTTTTAGTTTTTTATCTATCTCGGCCTGTTTGATTCCCAGTACCTGGTCTTTTAGGGTTTTAACTTTTTCCTCAATTTCTTCATCTTTCTCAACGTTAATATAAGCTGCAAATCCTTCGCCTAAATCTGCCTTTTTTAAAGCATCTTTAATTAAAGTCTCCCGCTTTGTCTTAACTGTTGTTTCTGATAGTCCATCTATTTTTTTATTTAGGTTCCCGATTTGATCGGCTAAATTGGCTATTGTTTTTTCTGTATCACTCATGTTTGCCTGCTTTTTGTTTTTTTCTTCATCGGCTATCCTTTTTGCTTCTGTTTCCTCTTTTTCTTTTGTAATCTTCAAGTCGTGCGTGGCTAGTGCTTGAGTCACTCTCTTATCGGTTTCACTCTGCAAGTATTTTTTATAGTCTTTATCCAGCCCAGCCTTTTTAAGTTCTTCTGCAAACTGTTCTGGTGAGAGTTCCTTTTTCGCTGTTAGTTTTACGATCTCTGCTGCAATTTGACTTTCATCAGTCACTTTAATTGTTTCAGCTAATGCCTCATCTAGTCCCGCTTTTTTTAAAGCAGCCCTGATTTGAGTTATTAGATCTGCCATTTTATTAAACTCCTTTACATATTTATTTTTAATTTTCACACAAAAAAAAGAGCGCCACCTAAGAAGTTGTTACACTTCTCAGAATGGCGCTCTTGGCGCTCTACGGTTTATTCAATTGTCAATGATTTATACATTATTATTATACATCCAAAAATAATATCTGTCAATTTATAACTTTTATAGTATTTTCTTTAATCTTTTTTCATAGGTATGCTCCTTTATAGTTTTTTTATAGCCATTATCCGCTATGATATTCTGTTCTTTTTCATGATTCAAGTAGTAATTAATTAGATAGATGGCATCATCTATATCTTTATAAGTTACTATTTCTTTTCCCGGTTCAAAATATTCTTTGATTTCTTCTGATTCCTGTGTCAATGACAAACTTCCACATCCGGGTACTTCAAAATCCCTTCCCTTTATTTGCATATTATTACCCCGGGAAGATTTAGAAATATTTAGTACTATTTTGCTTTGATTATATATTCTAATTAATTCAGCCTGAGAGACCCTCTCACCTCCTTCCCAGCCCTGGCCAAAGGTTACAATATTTATACCGCTGTTCCTTAACCGTTCTATAAATTCTTTTCTTTCACCGTAACATCTACCCACAAAGGATATATCGTACACCTTCGACAATTTCATTTTTCTACATAACATATGATTACATGCCCACTGACTCAATACCGAATTATATCCTTCTTTTTTCCTTTTTTCATGTTTAACTCTATCAGTGGTGATGATCGTATTAAATAATTCCCATATAGGTCTTGTCTCTTCGTAACGCCAGCTATCATCGCCAAGCCAGATTATAGTTTTAGTCGGGGAACCACTTATATCTTTCCAGACATCATGTCCTACCCAGTCATGAAAATTAAAATAAAATAATGTCTCCGGATTATAATAATATACGGCTTCCTGTAATATTTTAGACATTTTTAACGTTCCGTATTTCTGCGAGAGAGTCATATAATCAAAATATATCACCGAATATCCCATAGTTTCTATTGTCTTGTAGAAATTATAATGCTCGTAACTTAAGCCCCACACGGAATGTCCATAATCATATTTAATGCCCACATACAGAACAGTCTTTTGTTTCGGAATTAATCGCTTCTCCAGTTCCTCGTCTACTATCACTTCCGTTGCTAGTACGGGTTTTATCATACCATTCCACCGTTTTTTTGATACCTTCCCTAAATTTGGTTGTCGGCATCCAATTAAATATATCCCTCATTCGTTCTACATTCATTATTTTACAGTAAACACCATCCGGACTATCTAGATCCAACATTATTTTACCTTTATAGCCTACAATATCTTTTATTAAATTAGCAAGCTCTATAATGGATATACCTTTATGCGATCCAATGTTTATAGGATTTTCTGTACACTCAACATCCAGGGCCCTGACAACTGCTTCTGCAGCATCATCAATATAT